TAACTGGCTTCGTGAGAATGGCCTGGGCGATATAATCAAAAATGAGATATCCGTATCGTTCGGTCGTAACGAGGATAACAAGGCGGCTGATTATGCCGATCTTGCAAAGAGTCAAGGCCTTGACCCAAGGCAAAAGCTAAAGGTTGAGCCTATGACTCTGAAAGCGCTAGTCCGTGAGCGTATTGAGGCAGGTAAAGAAATGCCAACGGAAATTTTCAACATCTTTGTTGGAAATAAGACAACAATAAAAAGGAAACAATAAACATGAGTGAAGTACAAACAAAAAAGAAAAACGAGATAAGTGCAAATATGTTTGAAACTGATGCAGGTCAAGGCATTGCAAACATCACACAAGAAGATCTTGCGCTTCCGTTCTTAAAAGTTCTTGGCCAATTATCACCAGAGGTTAATAAGCGAAATGCAAAATATGTCGAGGGGGCAGAACCTGGCATGATTATTAACACCGTTACAAACGAAGTTTATGACGGAGAAAAGGGGATAGAAGTCGTTCCTGTGTATTACAAAAGACAACACATAGAATGGCAAGATAGAGGTGAGAGTCAAGGCGCTCCAGTTAAAATATACGAAGCTGGGGATGATCTACCTAAAACTTCAAGGGACAAGTTTAATAAAGATAGACTTGCTAATGGCAACTATCTTGAAAATACAGCTAGTCACTTTGTGGTTGTACTCGGCAAAAACCCAACAACAGCTTTGATTTCTATGAAAAGCTACTCAATTAAAAGTGAGTAGAAAGTGGAACTCAATGATGATGGGTCTTAAACTGCAGGGTAAGAACGGTATGTTCACGCCACCAACATATAGCCACATTTATAAACTAAAAACAGTTCAACAGTCTAACGACAAGGGGACTTGGTTTGGTTGGGATGTTTCTAAAGTTGGTCCAATCTCTGATCAAGGTGTTTACACTATAGCGAAAGACTTTAGTAATAGCGTTGCTAAAGGGAATGTAGAGGCTAAACACGAATCAGAAATGACTAAAAAGCAAGGAATAACTTTATAGTTTCTCGTAGCGAGGAAGTCGGGGCGGCGATGGGAGACTGGAGCTGCCCCACTGACATTTATGGTTGAGGAATTTATAAAGATATTTGAGGGCTTAGACCGTGCGTATGGCACCTTTGAAAGAATAAAAGATCGAACCGCTGTAAAGATACAGGGTAAGAATTTAGTTATCAGAGGTAAACCAAGCACAGAACTTTGGCAGAGTCATTTGGATGGTAACGGACCAGGGCTTGGTATCATGCCTTTAAAAGACGACGGCACCTGCAAGTGGGGAATGATCGATATTGATCTATATGACCACGATTACACAGACATAATTCAAAAAATACACAAATTAAAATTACCGTTAATACCAATTAGATCAAAAAGTGGTGGAGCACATTTATTTTTATTTATGAAAAATTTTACACAAGCAGCAGAAGTTCAACAGGTTGTTAAAAAGTTTGCGGCTAAACTGGGTGTAGCAGACAAGATGGATAAACTCTATCCACAGCAAGTAACATTACAGGGCAAAGACACTGGATCTTGGTTAAACATGCCATACTACAATCACGAAGAAGGCACTCGGTATGCTTGGAAAGAAAATGGAGATGCTGCAACACTAGAAGAGTTTTTTGAGATGCATAAAAAATATGCACAAGATGATTTAGGTGTATACCTAGCCGAAGATGTAAAGATAGTTAAGAAACAAAAAACAAAAGATAAGACTCCGTTACTTCAAGATCTGTTAATACCATGCATCAAAGGTTGTTTAGAACTTAACGGAAAAATACCAGCGGACATTGGACGTAGTGATTTTTTATTACACACAATGACGTTTGTAAAAAGAGCAGAGAAAGAATTAAAGAAAACAGAAAACTTTAAAAATCTTGATACAGCAGAGGCGATTTTAAAAAAGATAAATACACCGGAGTATATGGAAGACCCTTTGCCTGATAAAGAATTAGAAAACACAGTCTTAAAATCTGCATCTAAAAAAGATTATAAATATTTATGTAAACGACCAGCAATAAAAAAATATTGCAACGCTTTAAGTTGTAAGTTTAATCTCTATGGCATTAATGAAGAAGAAGCAAAAGAATTAAAAGATGCAAAAGAAAGTTTTGGGACGTTGACAAAGTATGAATCTCATCCACCAAAATACTATGAAAGCATTGATGTACAAACATCTGATGGAGGCACACAACGTATTACAGTCATCATGTCTGGTGAAGACCTAATCGACAAAAATAAATATGTTAACAAGTTAGCTAACATGGGATATTTTTTACCCTTACCAGTCATGAAAATGAAACCAGGTGAGTTTTTAGAACACCAGTATGTAAGACTTGCAAACATGAATTATGAACAAGCCCCTGCCGCTGCAAACAAAATTGAAAACTTTAAGGATATATTCTATGAATTTATTGAATCCTCTTTAACTTCTTATAGAGAAATAGATGTTAAAAGAGGCAGTGTGTATATTAAAAAAGATACGAACTCGAGTGACACGGAGGCATGGTTTCAATTTAAAAATCTTAGACAGTATTTAAAAGATAAAAAAGAAGAAACAGACGAACGAAATATAGCTTTGTTGTTAAAACAAGCTTTTGCCAGTGAAAACCCTGATGATTGTAAAGAAGTAAACGGTTATGTTAAAGATAGAAATAGCAGACAAAAGAGTATCTTGTGTTCATTTCAAAATAAAAAACCCAGATATGTCCAGGATTAAATTACCTGAAGAGCGTGCAGTGAACGTTACAAATACAAAAAGAATAGGGCCTAATGAAAAAAATTAGAATAGCAGGACCACCTGGAACAGGTAAAACAACGACTTTGGTACATAAGTATTATGAGTTGTTGGAAACATATAGTCCAATAAACATACAGTTAATATCACACACAAATGCAGCTTCAGATCATTTACGAGAGCAAATTAAAAGTCCAGAATCAATTGAAGCATACTGTAAAGAAAATAAAACTGATCTTGAGTTGCTTAAAATAATTCAAGAATCTAAGAAAACTTTAGATGATCACGTTAGCACCATACATACGTTTTGCAAAAACAAAATAACAGGCAAGGCATTTTTAATCGAAGACTACGAAATATTAATAAACTTATTCCCATTATTTAATAAGTTTACTCGAGAAAGAAATTTTAAATCTATTGATTCTTTATTTAAATTTCATCCTTTCTTTGAGTACATGAGTCGATCAAGAGATCATGGTAAGTCTTTTTATGATTTCTACAAGGAACTATCTTTTGAAGAGAAGGACCATTACAAATACACCCTTGATGAATTGGAGAGACTATACGCTAGCTATAATAGTTTTAAAACAAACCAAAAAGTCAACTTAAGAACCGCAAAGATATTAGATTTTCAGGACATGATTGAGGACTTTGCAGGATCACAAGAAGCGCAGGATCAATGTCGTAACATTAAAGTTTTAATTATCGATGAGGCACAAGACTCTAGTGTTGTGCAAAGAAAAGCTGAAGCATCTATGTCAAAAAACGTAGACCTATTCTACAAAGCAGGCGATCCAGATCAATCTATATTTGAGTTTTCTGGAGCAGACCCAGACTCATTTCACAAGGAATTTGCTCATCCAGAGATAGAACTAACGCAGGGATATAGATGTCCGCGCACAGTGAACGAATATTGTAAAGGTATTATTAAACCCGTCTGGGATCACTACGGATATACGAGAGAATGGCTACCAAAGGAGGGAGTTGAGGGCGCAATCTATGAGTTGTCTAATTTACATCAAGATCCATATCTAGAAGATTTAGATAATCTTTTACTTAATACAAAACAGACCACTGTATTCACCTATCGTGGTGGACAACCTATTGATATTATTAAATATTTAGTTCGTCTTGGCTTACCTTTTTCTATACCTTTTAACAGTAGAGTTCGTGATTTTAAATATCCTGGTGGTGAAATAAATAATCAGCGAGCTTTTGTTAACTTACATATGGGAGAGATAATTCCATTTAGTAATATTAAAAAATTATTGAAGAGTGTTCATCCAGATTATAGGGGACTTAATCACAATAGTAAAAAAATAGAAGAAGTATCACGAGGTAGCTACGGACTAGACTGGCTTATTAGTAAAGGTTTTTTAATACCTGGTGTAAAAGAAACAACGGACTTTCAAGATATCTGTGTAACACAGTCTCCGGCGATGAGACATTACATAAAGAACGTAGTGAGTGAAAACAGAGATCTAGAAGATAAAAGAATATTTGTTGAGAATATTCACACAATCAAAGGTAAAGAATTTGACCACGTAGTTGTGGATTTAACACTAACAAAAAAGGAGGAGGACTTTGTAAGAAGACGTATGAAATTTGTTGCGTGTTCTAGATCAAAGGAAACATTATGGCTAGTAAAAAGCAGAACAAGAATGACAATGTAGATGTTTGGAATAAACAGCATGGCGGAAGTCACTATCGAAAGTATGTCATACAGCCCAGCAAGTTTGTGATTGAGAACAGGTTGTTATACCCGGAAGGATGTGCTATAAAATACATAATCAGACATCAGGATAAGGGAAAGAAACAGGATTTATTGAAAGCGATACATTATATAGAAATGATTATAAATAGGGACTATAAGTGATTCCATTTCCATCAGACATAGAAGTTAAAGATGGTGATGTCGTTGCTGTTGACTTAGAGACATACGATCCACAGTTGAAGACTCACGGATCAGGGGCCATCATTGGCAACGGCTTTGTTTGTGGTATAGCGATTGCTTACAGGAACGAAACATTTTATTTTCCAATNGAACACAAAGGCCCTAAGTTAGCTACTAATTTAGTTTGGAAAGTNTTAAATAAAAAAATATTNCAAAACGAAAAAATAAATAAGGTATTTCACAATGCAATGTANGACGTGTGTTGGATTCGATCTGCAACAGGCCTTATGCCTAAAGGTAATTTGTATGATACCATGATTGCTGCATCTGTTATTGATGAGAATAGGAAAAGCTATAGTTTAGATTCTTTATCAGCGGATTATCTAAACGATAAAAAATATAAATATGATTTAAAAGATAGAGCACTTGCTGAACATGGTATAGCTGATCCAATGTCTAACATGGATAAACTTCCATATGATCTTGTTAAAGATTATGCAGAACAAGATGTTAGTCTTACATTACGTCTTTGGAAAAAATTTAAAGAGATTATAGATAAACCTATACAAGTTTTAGGTCCTGAAGATAATCCAGTAAAGTATAAGACTTTACAAAATATATTTAACCTAGAAACAAAACTATTCCCCTGTTTAGTTGATATGAGATTTAAAGGTGTAAGAGTTGATAAAGAAAGATCTGAGGCATTAGGAGATAAATTAAAAAGTAAACAAGCTAATATTGTTAAAGGCATAAAAAGAAGAACGGGTGTAGATGTTTCAATCTGGGCGGCAGATTCTATAAAAGAACTATTAGATCATCAAAAAATTACAGATTATAAAATTACGGAAAAAACAAAGCGTCCTATGTTATCAAAACAATACTTAGAAGCCCACCCTAATAAATATTTAAAATTGATTGCAAGAGCCAGACAGTATGATAAACTATTCAACACTTTTGTGCACGGTATTTTGAAGTTTGTGCATAATGGTAGGATTCACGCAGAAATAAATCAAATTAAATCTGAGAGAGGTGGCACTGTTACAGGAAGATTCTCTATGTCTAATCCTAACTTACAACAAATACCAGCTAGAACAGAACAAGGGAATCAAATACGATCATTATTTTTACCAGACGAAGACTGTAAGTGGGCATCCTTTGACTACTCACAACAAGAACCAAGACTTGTTGTGCACTATGCTTTAAAAAGTGGTTTTACAAATGCACAGGTTATTGCAGACAAATACCACGAAGATGACAACACTGACTTTCATGACATTGTCGCTAAGATGGCAAACATAACTAGAAAGCAAGCGAAAACAATTAATTTAGGACTATTCTACGGTATGGGTAAAGGAAAATTAGCCAGATCATTAGAATTAGAACCTGAAGAAGCTAAAGATTTATTCAATCAATATCACAGTGATGTGCCTTTTGTGCGAGGATTAGCGCAAGGATTACAAAAGTATGCAGAGGAGGAAAAACACATATACACTCTTGAAGACCGGTTTTGTCGTTTTGACAAATGGGAACCTGTTAACAAAGAATGGGATAAAGCAAAAGGAATATTTACGTGTAAACAAATAATTGAAAAAGAGGGTAAGAATGTTATTGAAACGATACCCGTGCCGGTCATGGAAAAAGGAGAGGCTATGGAACATTATTTAGCAAATAGATCAAGGAATTCTGAAGAAAGNGATCCCCATTGTTTAAATTTTTGTAGAATCATTATCGGCCTGCATTTACATACAAAGCTTTAAATAGATTAATTCAAGGATCTGCAGCGGACATGACAAAAAGGGCCATGGTAAAATTGTATGAAGCAGGTATAGTCCCACACATACAAATTCATGATGAACTTTGTTTCTCCATTAAGACTGAAGAAGAGGCTAAGAAAATAAAAGAGATAATGGAGAACGCGATACAATTAAAAGTTCCGAACAAAGTTGACTATGAATCTGGACCAAACTGGGGTAATATTAAGTGAGGATTTATTATGGCATATTTAAACGCGAACATACCGCCGGAGTACGCTCAAATAAAGAGAGAGTATCTTTATGACCTTAAGAAACATCATGGAGAAGTTGAAGACTGCATTATTTTTGGTCTATCGGCTCTTACGGGGCGTAGTATCCTTTTTCATTGTATTATGGAAAATGGAGCTGTCTACTATCGTCTCCCGATATCTGCGTTCATTCAAAGAGGCTTTAAGCCAGAAGAAGTACCTAGACGTAGACTTGACGAGTTACAGCTTTGGAATTGTTTCAGTTATTATCCTGCTGTTACTTCTTGGGATATTTTAGAAGCACAAGCTGGTAAATAC